GGGGGGTGTCGCGGGGTAAAGAACGTAATGCATCATCACCGTATTGTGAGTCGATTCTCTGCATGGTGTCAAAACCATGTTTGATATCGAGATAGTTATGTATAATGCGGTGATTTAGCGTGTTGCCTTCTGCACCTAGGTATAAACCGGTTGGGTGGCCAGATTCGAGCAGAAAGACTTCTCCGGTTGGAGAGACTACGTAAAACTTCGACGTTTGGTCTGAAATGCGAGCTATCGCATGCAGAGACTCTTTGTCGAGGTTTTGACGTTGCCCAATGCCTAAAAGCACTTCTTTGCGTGCTTGCATGATCGCTTTGGGCATTGCGCGGTCTTGGAAGGAGAAGTCGATTGCGTTGGCGACCCAACCTTGGTTGAACCTATGGTGGTCGTAGAGGCGGGGAAACTCCTGATTTTTGATCCCTATTTTGGAGGGAGTACTCCAACGGGAATGTTTAAGGGACGCAATGAAGGGTTGGAAGGATCGACGTTCCGAGAGTTCGGATTCAAGGGACGTACCCAGGATAGCGCGAGGTAGAAGACGAGCTTTATCCTTTTTCAGAGCTTCGGTTTTCCAGAACAACTTATAGGTTGCTGGCTTGCCGGAACTATGCCATTTATCGGCAAATGCTCTAAAAGATGGATTGTTTGCAAGCTCGAATTTGTCGCGGAATCCGGGACCTGAGAATCCGGTGTCGTGACGACGGTTTTTCAGAAATTGGCGAGACGAGATAATTCTATTGTAAGACATGGGCCGAATGGCGACGTCTTTGAATTCGTCGATCGTCTTTTGGACGGCTTTGTTCAAGATCTTACGATCCAGATTAGTGTCCGGTGAACGCCAATCACGAAGTAGAAGGTTGAATTTGTCCAAGGTATTGTAATTGGACGCAGGACCCGTAAAGACGAAAGGTGCACCAACTTGTTTCAATCCGTGGCGACTACCGTATTTTTCCAAATAACGGTCGGCGCGTAGGTTGTCGGTGAACTTTTGGCCTTTGTAAGCGGTTTTGAAGCCTTTATTGCCTCTCGTGTAAAACACGTTGAGGCGTGGGGGCCCTGCGTATCCTTTGATACGTTTGGACAACTCTTCGAACTTCGGTGCTTCTTTGAAAGCGTCTGACGGGGGTTGTCGAAGGAGTTGCGTCTTTGGCGGGTTTGAGGTCGGTGCGTACTGTCTAGCAAGATAGTACGTGTGAGGGTCGGAGGGGAAGCCGTTATGGGGAAGGGGTTGTCCGTTCCACTGATGAAGTTTCCGAGATTTGTGGACACGCGCTTTAACTTTGCGCCAAGCGTTCAGGGACATGCCATCGGGGCGAATCTGATGGGATGCGCGCTCGCGTGTGTAAAAGCGAGCCGTGTCCGCTAAGTTACGGAAACTTTTGATGTCGTGGTACAGGTAACCGTCCTTGAAGATTGGACGAGGGGGGTTACTCGTCGTGCCATGACGGCTGGCCGATACTCTGTGCAGGTTCTGACCGGGGAGGGGAGGTAGGCTAGAACATTTGCTCATGTTGGCACCGAGGAATTTAAGTGTTCCAAAC